ATTAACTGTTCAGCCTGTTGCTGACTGATGTTACCTGTCATTGCAATCAATCTCATTGCCATAGTATGTGCGTTAGTATCCGCACTAAAGTAAAGTGTTGGTAGTTTAGTTTTGGCTGCAATCGCTAATGCGATTGATGACTTACCTGCACCTGGGGTGCCTGCTATTACTGTTACCTCTGCCCTACGTAATATTATTCCTGCGTTTTCAAATACTTTAAACACTGCAGGTAGTGGCTCGCCACCTACGTTAGTGTTGTTAACACTTCTAATTAATGTTTTCACTATTCTCCTTTATAGAAATGGGGGCTGGCACCACGACTCAGCCCCCATTTACTTATTAAATACTAAGCGAAGATTGGCTTAGTTCTTTGCTCTGTTGGAATTTTTGGTCCAGTCCAACGAGGTCCTGCTGCTGGGTCATAGAACGCTTTATATGGTTTGCCAGTTGCCTGTGCCTTGCCATACTTTAGAACCATAACTCCACGTTCACATGATGGTGCACCTGGCTTGTTGTATACCCAAGTGTTACCCCATTTATCTTCTACTGTTTCCTCTCCACCTGATTCTGTGGATGAGATGTTTGAATTAAAACTAGAAGCAATATCTGATACGGACATTGGCTTACTTGCTGATGTCCCTTTCACTGCTAGTTCTACTTCAGTAACTGCATCGGTAATTATATGTATACCTTGTGCAATCATGTCAGCAAATTGGTCTGCTGTTTCTGCACGCAGAGTTATCTGTGTGCCTCCTGCTGTTTTGAGATTGATACTGATTGGTGCTTCAGTGCTACTCATTTTTCTCCTATTCAAACGTAGTGGTTAAACCCTTCTGGTCTCTCCACTTTCTTGCTTTCATGGCTAATTGTAAACCTTTCCAGCCTTCTTTAATATCTATCCACACTAACTTACACGTGCCAGTCCCTGCGGGTAGATGGATAATGATTGCCTTGTCTTTGTTTACTTCACCCCATGTGCCACGGGTTGCCGTGGCCGTATCATACGGCAAGCCGTTGGCGTAGATAGCCAACTGTATTGAGATATTACTTGGATGGTCTATGCGACCAGTCTTTATATCTGCAATAAATAACTCACCTTTATACTCAACAAGCCTGTCTGGTGTGCCAGCAATTTTATATTTATCTAACACACTGAACTGTTCAATGAACCGCTTGTTAAGAATCTTTGTTGCATGTTCATAGGCTTTAATATCTGGTGCCCATTCATCTGGTACCACACCTAAGTCTTGTCCTAAATCCAATCGTTCTGCAAATGAATGGATTGCTGTGCCTATGTTGGCTGCTTTGTTTGCGCCTGCTACTTGCATAGCGTCTTCAATTAAAGAGTTAACTGCCATCTTATCTTCTTGTGCTGCACTAATAGATAATAATATATCTGGTCGTGTAGTTAATCCAATGGCTGCCATTCGCATTTTCCATGCGACTAATGCTGAGGCATCATCCAATGAGTTAGCAATTGTAGTTGCTCTTGTATAAGCCACTGCTTTCCCACCATTGGGTGGAATTATAAGCGGCCTACCGTACCTATCTCTATCTATTTCTTGTGCCATGTTCTCCTTTATGAGACAGCCCTGAGAAAGGAGATAGCCGAAACCAGGGCTGCTCAAGATTAGTATATCACATTATGATTCAGCGTGTACTGATTCAACCGATACATCATCTACCCATACATCACCATCAACCGTTAGGTTAACTTCAAAAGCATCATCAAGAATTTCTTGGGCTGCTTCTGCATTAGGTGCTTCTATACCTGTAACTGTGGCTGTGATAATTACTGTGGCTGACCATGACTTGGTTAGTTGTTCAGAACCTATGTCTTTAAGTAACTCATTGACATCGTCTATCTCACATACTATTTCATGATGGTCTGTTTCATATCTAGCCTGGAAGAATTCCTTTACATCATACCGAGCACTCCTGAACTTGCGTTCAGCGTCTAGTAGTTCTGCTTTAAGGCTTTCTTTTTCTTCTACTAATTTAACAAGTGATTCATTTGTAAGGGTATATCTAGTATCTTTTATTGAAAAAGATATTGTTGGTTCAGTTCCGTCTACTTCACTATAGTACATTGTCATTTTTATCTCCTATTCTTGTAGTAACCACGGGTCTAAGTGGTAACCTTCCACGATGGCGTGGGCAGGCGCTGAACTCTGGCCACGCCAGAGAACTCCACTTGGTAGTTCTATCATTCTATTGTAACACTCTTCATTACATGCTTCAATAGCATATATACAAGGGTTTACCATAGATACTGGAACCATTGGGTAATGGTTCTGTTGTAGGTGTAGTTTTATTTGCCACTCTAAATCTGTATTAGAACTGGCTAGTTCTGTAGCAAAATTTCTACCCATTACTTAACCTTTATAGATGTTTGTGAATGAGTAGCACCTTCTACTTTGTCGCAGTCATCACACCAATAGCCATACAAACCATTAGCAAATAATGATTCGGATACTACTATTTTATTTTGTCTGCATACATTACATTCTTTATAGTTTGATATTCTACCCATCATACACCTAACAATTCTAATGCTCTGGTTTTAACACCATCATTACGACCAGCCATTGTGCTAACTGCTAGGTTCTTACCCTTAGCGTTGTAGTCAGCCCATTCTATAACTGCGTGCCACATACCAAACTCTGTGTTTCGTATGTTCTCCTGTGTAGGTGAGGCTGAGTATATATCAAAGGCTTTAGCCCTAGCATTAATTGCATTAGTAAATTGTTTCTTCTCACCTGTTGATAGCAGATGATATGGTGCTTCCTCTATTTTAGTAGGTAGTGGGAACACACGCTTGAAATAATTTTTGGCATGTTCATGACTTGCTTTTCTATCAAGTAATGTATCTGCCAATGCGGTGTAATCATTAGCCATATCATAAGTTAATCGTATGATGTTGGCAATCTCTGAGACTGATAGCATTGCATTGCTTGTATGATTTAAACTATAAGTATACTTGTTGTTGTTCTTGTATATCTTATTGATTTGATTCATACAAAACAAACGCTCAATCACTGGTTTAATTATGACTGAACTGCTGCCATCGTGGCTAGTCCTGGCTAGTAAGAAGGCTGAGTGCGGGTCATCTGCAATGGTCATCTCCATTGGAGTTTCCATTAGCATCCATACTTTAGCACCGCCATCATACTCACCTGCGGCTGCGTATCTAAGTCCACTAGAATCAATTAAGTTATCTAATGTGCTAAAGATTTCAGCATTCTGAAATACTTTATAGCGGTTACCTACTACACCAATGGCTGATGTTTCACCTGTTGGTGTTGTTTTAATAACTGCTTTCTTACTATCAATTGGGATACGAGTAACTGATTCGTTACCTGGTATCTGATAGTTTGCTTCGATGTCATGCAATGATACTGACCAGTCTAATCCTGCTTGACTGGCTACCTCACTGGCTGATGTAGCCTCTACTGCTACACCTGCTTTGTGCCATGCACTCTTACGAACTGCTCCGTGTATGAGAGTATCACTTGTCATTGTTTACTTCCTCACTATCTATTGCGTAGATAGTATCAACAACTTTGTGATGTAATGTTTCTGACATTTTAGCAAACTCATTTGCTGGCCACTCAGCATCGAACACTCGCTTTAATAGTTTTGCTAATGAGTAATCTGGATTAAGAGTTAATACTTCAAGCAACATAGTCTTTGCTTGTTCTACTTCTTCAATCTGATATAAGTATCCACAAAATATTGTGGCTAATGGTATTGCTTTATCTTTAACAATAACATTACCAAGTAATGATATGTATTCACCTATATAGTTGATATCTTTTTCTTGTTGTATACCCATGATGAAGTCACGGATTTGTACATTCTCATTAGTAGCAATGGCTACCTCTGCTATGTGTTGGGCTGATGGTATAACTCCATCTGCTAACTCATCAATTGCTATGCGGATATCCTCCACGATACGAACATTTATGTCACGGTCATTTGGATTGTATCTGCCTTCTTGATTAATCAACTCGGACTTAACTTCTTCACGAAGCGTATCCATTACATTGCTGTCTATCATTTTATCTCCTTGTCTTGAGGGCGTCCTGCCCCTGTTGGCAGACGCCCGACTTGCTATAGATACTGGGCTATTGAATTGTAAGTAGATGTTGACACCACTTCTTCATCTGTAAGTTTAAGAATACGAAGTGCATTCTCAATCTCATCAACTGTATCTTTGTATGTATGTGCATTTATGAATCCATGTGTACGCTCAGGTTCTTTAGGAAAATCTTTTTCACTTACACTTAAATCAAAGTCAACATTAAGTGTTGATGCCCAACCACGGTAGTTGGTGCGTAGATTTTCAGCCTTTGCTACATTATCCATGGCAAATTTTATAACTTCTTTTTTCCATTTGTCCATAGACTTCTGGTACTTGTCCTCTAGTTCATCTTGCATTTTATACTCAGCCTTGATTACTTCAAGTCTACTTTCTAATGCTTTGATTACCTTTTGTGTAGGTATCTTTACATTAATTGTCCTGCCATTTCCTCTTGCCATTTTATCTCCTTTGTTAGTTGTTGTTTAATACCATCCTTTGGCACGCCAATGTGCCCATGCCTTGGACGGTTTCTTATAGCGGTGTTCTATATACACCAGCCCCCGAGCAATCTGCTTCGGGGCTGGGGTTCCAGGTTTAGTCTTTAACATCTGGGCTATGCCATATGCACTTGACTTAGGGTTGGCTGCTTCATGTCGCCAGCCAGATTCTTTACCCCAAAGTTTTGCTAGTGCACGCCACTCAGACCTGTTCCAATGTGGGTACTCCCATTTCATTAGCGACTGGGCGTATGCCTTGGCCATTCGTGGTGTCCAGATAGATGTGTCTATGCAGTTGGCTTCCAATTGTGTTGCTACTGCTGCTGCCATTGCGGGACTCGGCAAGAATGGTGTTGACAAGAATGCTAGTAGCCAACTTAAATACCCTGCTAATAATCTCTTCATCTAATAATCCTCCATGTGATATAGCCAAAGAGTATGAGGAATGTCCAGGTTTGTGCTGGCGTGAGGTATGAACTCGCAAAGATTTGTTCAATCATCTCACCCTTACAATCTCTTGGCTATGCTTGATACCTGTATCAAACTCTAACACATGCCATTCGCTTGGGTCTTCAAGGGCTTCGTGACCTGCGTTGTCTACATTTATATGTGTAGTTCGGCGCCTAACTTTGGCCATAATCCACACGGTGTGCTCCCATTGTGGGGTATCCTCATCAAGCATTGGATTCCTCCTGATTTTTGGCGATGTCATTAACGGTTGGCTCATCTGCTATATATACTCTACCTGTGGCTAGCAGTTCATCATATACATCTAACATATCCATCATGGCATATGCAAAGGCTTCTTTAATCTTGAGCAGTTCCTCTCGGCTACGCATTGACTTCTCTCCTTGTTCTGTTGTAGTTATTCCTAGTTAAGCGTTCAATGTGCTGGTCTTGCAGCCTAATTATATAGATTGAATAGCCCAATGCAAGCATGCTGGCAGTTAGTGCTATGATTATTCCTATTACTGTACCTGTATCTAAATACATACCATCTCCTTATTCGACTCGTAGTGTGTTTGGCTCAACTAGTAGCGCTCCGTAGCAACTACCTCAGCCTGGAAAAAAAAATAGTAGGCAGGGTGAGAGCCTAAGCCCCCACCCTGCCTGTTTGTTAGACTAGTGCTATATCAGTAACGATTTTGTTATCGTACCACTTCTGATTTTTCTCAGAGAATGTGCTGGTTTCATAGCCAGTGATAGTGACTTTGTATTCGTCTGTGTTGTTGAAATTTTGGCGAGCAAATGCCACCAAGATTGGGTCAGTAATAGTTACCTGACGGGCTGATATGAACTTAGATTTAACGCTACCATCTGGTAGAATTTCCTCTTTACGGTCAACCACCGTGCCCTTGATTACTGATTGGTAATCTCGTACACCTTTCAGGATTGACTCTGTGTATGTGAATGTATTCATTTCTGTATCTCCTGTTCTGATTGGGGCGGTTTCCCCTCTCACTTGTTAGTGGGGAAACCGCTTGATTGATTTGTTTAGTTACAGTTTGGGCACACTGCGTGCTTGTTTATTGTATAGTGACATACTGAGCATACGCACTCATGTCTTGTAACCTCAAGGGATTCCTCAAGGTCGTATAATCTATCAGCGAGCCAGACGGTTTGTTCCCGTAGTTCACTGGCTCGTTCAGTCCAGTCATGGCCTGATGGCTCATCTTGTCTTGAAGGCACCTTAAGGTATCTCTGGTTACCTTCATCAACAATTTCCCATGCGATTACTGCGTCACGGGCTTCCTTAGCCTCGATACAGTCACCACATAACTCATTCAGTTGTAAACAATTGAAACATTCGTTCATTAGGGTAAGTTGGTTTTGAACTATGATTTCGTTGTTCATCACTATCTCCTTTTCTATATCTACCAACTTGGTAAATATGCCGATTGCTTATTGGTGTTGTCACTCTTGCCCAGTCTGGCTTAGGCCAGACAAGCATGGGCGACAATCGCCCTAAGGCGATTTGACAATACCAATACGCTTGAGGCACCAACTCAGTATTAAAGACAGCAACAAAGGCTCTTGCTTGGTCTGGCCCAGCGTGGCTTTAGACACGCTAGACAGACAGCCTTATGCTGTCGGTGCGTCCAGCATTAGTGACGGTCAGCCACTGAGGTTTTGTTTTTAGTTTTAACTGAGGCGCCCAATATCTTTGTACTGGCGCCGAAGACTGCTATCCGCTCAGCGTCTCTCTGTACTGGACAATCAGGCTCTGTATAGTCCTGTATTGCTCTAATTTTGACCCCAGACTGATTAATACTGGGCTGAGTATGTATATGTATCAGCACAAAAGATTTTCCCGTACAAAGTATATCCCCCATACCAGTATCCTTTTGTCCTATTTTATACTGATTTTTGGGCTAATAAAAAAATACTTTAAATAAAAGTGTTCGTTTCAGGCTGTTGAACGGATTAAACAGTATAGAGACTGTTTCTGTTTTTAACAGTAGCAAGTCCTTGGGGGACTTGCGTTACAGGATGTACTGAATGACTGTTACAACTAATGAAAACGGGACAGGACTATGAGTTTTGAAAAGGGGGGTACTAACCCCAAAACACTGGCTATGGCAGGAGCAAAGGCTAAAGTTCTAGCCTTGGTGGCCGAAGGCCACTCTGTTCATAAAGCCATGGAGATGTGTGGCAAAAAACCTGACACTGTAAGAATATGGATGCTCAGGGATAAAAAGTTTGCAGCAGACCTAACGGAGGCTAAAGCCACCGCAAAGGATGCTTCCCTTGCCTCGTTGGGTATCCCAAAAGAGGAAATAGATTTCCCAAGATTTTCTGAGATATTCTTAAATCAAAGATTATTTCCACACCACAAAGATTGGATTGACTTACTAGAGGATAGAGAGCCTTCATGGCTACACCCTAGTATGGTTTACGAAAAGGGTGACCCAGCCCGTCTATTGGTTAACGTGCCACCTGAGCACGCCAAGAGTACGGTAGTCACCGTAAACTACTCCACATACCGTATCGCTCTCAATCCTAATGTCCGCATTATTGTGGTTTCTAAAACGCTGGTCAAAGCACGTGAGTTCGTGTACGCTATCAAGCAGAGACTCTCCCATCCACGCTGGTTAAAGTTGCAAACAACTTTTGGCCCTGAAGGTGGTTGGAAAGAAGATTCAGACACTTGGCGAGTTGACACCGTTTACCTTGGGAGCGATGCTAGAAATTCTAGCGAGAAGGACCCCACCATCCAAGCACTTGGTATGGGTGGGCAAATTTATGGAGCACGTGCTGACCTCATCATTCTTGATGACTGTATAACTACAGCCAACGCCCATGAGTGGGAAAAGCAAATCAACTGGTTACAAAAAGAAGTTATTACCCGTCTGGGTAAGAACGGTAAGTTACTAATCGTAGGGACACGAATTGCAGCACAAGACTTCTATAAAGAACTCAGAGAAGCCAAGCATTGGTCTGGGGGTAAAAGCCCTTTTACTTATATGGGCATGCCTGCTGTTCTGGAGTATTCGGAAGACCCTAAAGACTGGAAGACACTCTGGCCTAAATCGGACCTTCCGTGGGATGGGGATTCTGAAGTTCCTGACGAAGAAGGACTCTTCCCGAAATGGGATGGCTTAGCATTAAAGAGAAGACGTAGTGAGGTAACACCATCAACATGGGCCTTGGTATATCAGCAGGAGGATGTCGAAGAAGATTCCATCTTCCCACCCGCTTTGGTGCAAGGTAGTACCAACGGTCAACGCAGAAAAGGTCCATTGCGCCAAGGCGGCGTGGGACATCCGACTGCGGTAGAGGGTTACACAATTATTGGATTTGACCCAGCAATGGGAGATAAGGCTCATGCAGCCTTCGTAGTAGTTACTTATAACAGAATAGATTCTAGGATATATGTTCTAGATTGTATTAACATGGGTGAACCTAATCCACAAAAGATTAGAAGTACGATAGAAGAACTTGTACTCAAATACAAGCCACAAGAATTTAGAGTAGAAATCAACGCCCACCAGAAGGCATACTCATTAGATGATGACTTGCGGCAATGGCTTGGTATGTATGGTGTAAGACTTGAATCTCATGTTACTAACAAAAATAAGTGGGACGCAGCATTCGGTGTAGCATCTATGTCTACCCTATTTGGAACCATGCGAGAAGAAAAGTTCCAAAAGAATAATATGATAGAACTTCCATCTACTACTGATTCAGAAGGACTTAAGTCCCTTACTCAGCAGTTGATAACTTGGAAACCTAACACTAGAGGTAAGACTGACTGTGTTATGGCTCTTTGGTTTGCTGTGCTTAGAGCACGGGAGTTTATGCAACAAACAAATCATTTGCAAAAGTTTTCATCTAACAGATGGACAACTAGAGCACAATCAGCACAAAGATACACAATCAACCTAGACGAAGCCTTTTCAGAACAATGGGCCGAAACATACGGATAAGGATATAACATGGCACTTCCATTAATCGCAGCAGGTATTGCTGCAAGAGCAGTAGGAAAGAAACTTGCATCAAGAGCCGCTGGTGGTATTACAGGTAAAGGTGCTAAGAGCGTTAACCCTGTTTACAAAAATCAAACAGACCAAATTCAAAAAAATTCTGTTAAAGTACAAAAAAATTCATTTGATACTTATTCTAAAGCATTAGGTGGTGGGACATTAAGAGAAATACAAGGCCGCATGAACAAACGCATAAATAATGCTGGACTTGAAAAAGCACAAAGCAAGAAACCAGTACCTTTAGTAAAAGTAATAAAAAAACCAGAAGGCAAACTACCTAAACGAGGTAAATAATTGTTATCAATAAGCCAAATCTCTGCAAGAGTAGAGTCTTTACGTTCTCGTTCGACAGAGCGAGATAGAAGGCAACTAGATGTACTTGCCGTACGTAAAGGACAGATATCACAGGTATACCCTGAGTTTTTTCCAGAGGGTGTAGATGCTAACGTAGTAGCAAACTTTATTGACATTGTTGCTCGTGACCTATCAGAGGTAATGGCTCCACTACCAGCAGTTAATTGTTCTGCAGCCAATCAGGTATCAGATAGAGCAAGAGTCTTTGCTGATAAGCGAACACGTATTGCAACAAATTATTTTAGTAATTCAGATTTACAAGTACAGATGTATCAAGGTGCAGACCAATACATCACATTTGGTTTCGTCCCATTCATTGTTGAATTAGACGAAG